TTACTTTTTGAATGGGTTTCCTATGACATTGAACCCCTTGCGTTCGATACCACTAACTATTTTTTGTCCTTTCCCAATTTCTTTTTCATCCAGATTGAGTAGCCATTCGTGCTGTTCGGAACAAAATACGAAGCTGTTAGCAGCACCGAGGATACGTTTATTAATATCTAATACCTGAAAATTGCTACACGCTTGAATAAAGATTATTGGTTCTTCTCTTGAGAAAGGACTAATGATCAAACAGAATTTATTAGATATAGGGAATATTAATTCAGTAGTAGGATGAGCAGGCCCAACATTGTTATTTATTTTCGATTGAAACACTACTGGCACGTCTGAAGTAATGAATTTTGAACCTTCAGCAGAAGCCCAAAGCGCCCACCTTTTTTGTAGCAACGATAGCCCTATTCCCTGTGCTGTCTGAACCATTGGCTCTAAGCTTACAATTTTGTGAATACTAGGCTGTATTACTGCCTCTAACCCCTTGTCATCGATCAAAGTTTTTAGTGCAACAGGCATACTATCCAGTTTTCCCGACTCGTATAACTGCCTTAGTCCTACCTTTGCGAGCATGCCATACATTTCATGAATGGCATCTCTAAATGCAGGGCCTCTTGTTAGCATCAAACCTATATAAACAGCCAGTCGCCCTTTTTTTTCTAGCTGTAAAGAAATATATGGCATGCTGCTCATCCCAATGATTTCATTTAAAATATCATTGCCTATCTTTTCTATCTCTGAAATCACATCCTCTAGCTTAGTATGATTGATATTCCCTTCTTCATCTAACTGATAGTAATAGTAATCCTCACAACAGATCTTATTTATCGACGATGTATTCTTTAGAAATTTATTAGCTTTCTTATCAAAAGACCAAATTAGGGACTTTTCACCATTAACTGTGAATCTGCGGAGATACGATTGAGGCACATAGTGTTGATTTTTTTTTGCCTGCTTATTGCTCATTCCGAATACCCCATAAAATTCAACAACAAAAACCAAGTATATATTCCCCAATGAATAAGACATACAGACACAAATCAATATGTAGTTATAGTTACATTATTAATCACTTAAATTTCAACTTAGAAACAGTCTGTGAAATCCCGCACAACCCGCACCAATTCTGGCATAGTGGCATTTATCCACATTGAAAAAAATCGCGTAAAGAGATCTAATTCATTCCACGCAATCCACATAATCCCCTTTAAATTCAACGCACTAATATTTTCCCTCGATCCACTCCGAGATCCAAAAACTGAAAAACACTGAAATTCTTTTCACTCTTTTCAGTTGGCAAAATGCTGTAAAGCCCCAGCCACGGCGCGGGCTGGCGGGGTGTTTTGTAGAAAATTAAAACTGAAAAAACTTTATAACGCAAAGTGTGCAGGCGGGTGCGGTGTAGTGCCGTTTCCGTCATGATTACGTTTCTTCCGTGGCATGTTGCGCTACGTGCGCGGGGCGTGGCTGACGTGATCCATTTCGGGTATTGCGGTGTGATGATGGGTTTATTGCGTGGCGTGTGGGGCCGCTGGCAGTGCTTTTAGATGGGCGTAAAAAAGCCCGCGCGCGGCGGGCATATTGGGCGAGATCGATTAGCCGATCACAGGGGAGTATTTATCACGTAATCCGTCTGACTTGGCCCCGGTGGCGGTGATGCTCCCTGCGTTCAATGGGCCATCAGTATTGGTATGAGTATGTGCGGCGGTCAGTGCTGCCAGCTCTTTCACCACATCCAGCGTATCGAGCATGAGAGCCATCACGTTAATCTGCTGGCTACCAATCCACACCACCGGCGCTATCACATCCTGCCGGGCGGCGGCTATGCTGCTGCGGATATTGCCAATCTTCTCTATCAAATCCTGCCCCACATCAGTGGTGAAGGTTTTGCCCACTTTGGCCATGTAACTGGCTTGGGTGGCCAGACTGTAATCCCCCTCACTAATCTGCTGGATAGCACCAGCCAGTAAGGTCGCCGTTCCCAGTACCGTGGTTTTATCGGTAGCCTGAACGGTGGTTTCACGGGCCACCAGTGTGCGGGTTTCATCATCGGCGGTAATCACCCGGCTCATGGATTCCTCACGAATAACCTGATCGGTTTTACGTTCCCAGTCCCCTGCCACCGTCACCCGCTGCGATACCCCATCACGCTGTTGCTGTAGCTGCTCCCCCGGCTGCACGGTGGGCAGATTATTACCCTGTGATAACGTCTGACGCACAAACGGTTTATCCGGCCTGCCGCCAGTAAAGCCCACTTCCACTAAGGTACCCGCCGGAGGGAACTGGAACATGCCCGACTCCGCTCCCGCCATTGGCAGAGGTAACGGCACCGCAGGGTAAACCGGCGTATCTGCTGCCGCCTTGCCATCATCATCCAACAATTGCAGATTAACGGCATAACGGGGCCGGAACGGGTCAGCCATATCGCCACTGGTCACTGCTTCGCTTGGCCCCTCAACACGGGCCATCTTCGGCAGATGTAACCCGGCTGATAACTCCGGGTAAGCATTATCAATCTGGCGCTGGATGGGGGTTTTCTGCAACGGCTTGCCGGTGGTTTTATTGCGCGGCGTCCACGTTAACACCAAATCATCATTATTCAGCCTAACCGTGGTTAACCGCTGGCCATTCAATTCCACACCGGGGCGCACCGATTGGATCATAGGCACGGTCATGGTATTGCCTGCCGCCGCTGCGGTGCTGAATTCTGGCGGGATATCTATCGGTTTACCGGCGAACAATGAATGCTGCCAACTGCCGATATAGACCGCGCCATCCGGCAACTGATACCAGACATAATCCGCAATACCAAAGGCGTTGCCGATATTGGCCAGCAACTGATAACCGCTGCCGCTGTGGGTAAAATGCGGTATCGGCTTGTCGTTATAGTCGGCACTGGCGGCAAGCTGGAAGGTTAGCCCGCTGTTGTCGGTCAGCCAGTCGGCCAACTGGCGCAGGGTCGGATGTTGCATCGATACCGGCCACATGCGCTCAAAAACACCGGTTAACTCCCGCACAAATAACCGCTGTGCGCCGTTCTCTGCCGGTTGCGAACGTTCCACATAACCGGTAAACCAGCGCAATACCAATTCAGGGTAACCGGCATCCAGTCGCACCAGTTTGCCGGTGTAATCGGTAGTCGTTTCAGCGGTGATAAAGCCGCGCCCACAGGCGTTTAACTCCAGCACCAGATTGGCATCAACCAGCGGCACCGTATCGCCGGACAGCATCAGCCTGCGAATGGGTTTCATGAGGTTGGCCCCAGTGCATCATTGACCGGCTTCAATACCTTGCGCTCAAACCAGCTTAACTGCTCGGCATCCTCGCCCGCGTCACTGCCACCGGCCCCGCCTGCTGTCTGTTTTTGCGCAGCGGTTTTGCCCCCGGCGCGGGCCTCGCGTTTTTCTGACACGCTCAAAAATTCTTTGAGGGTGAAGGTCACCAGCCACGCCATTTTCCCATCCTGTTTCGGGGCATCAATCGCGCCGGTAAAGGTGGCCAGCCGAAAATTAATCGCCTGCGCCACCTGATTGGCCACCCGGTATTTTTTCAGTGCGCCGCCTGCGTCTTTGGATTCAGCCAGTGCAAAAAGTCGGGTTAATACCTCCGGGGTGCTGAATGGCACCATCCCGGACACGCGCAGCTCTTTGGCCTTAATGCCCTGCTCTGCCGTGGCGGTGCTCGATGTCTGCCCGGATTGGTCTTTTTCCTGAAATTGCATGGTCGGGGTCACGGTCAACCCCTTTAACGGGATGGCTTCACCGTCCAGTGCCAGCATGACTATCTGTGTCATTTATCATCGCCTCCAGCGTGGTTAAATCCTCTCCGGCAAACAAGGTGGCCAGAGTAAAAACAGCATCCTGCTGCGGGACATTCTTTCTCATTTCGCTGGCAAGGGTGGCCGCGCTGCCGCTGGCGGTAAATACCCACGCCTGCGCACTGCCTGCCAGTAAGCCATTTAACGCACTTTCCACACTGGCCAGTGCCGCCGCCTTGGCATTGGCAAAACCGGACAATGCCGACGCCAGTCCCGCCAGATTGGCCCCCGCCCCGGCAGCATCTTTGGCCTGTGCGATACGCTGCGCATTCATGGCCATACGGTTGGTTGCGGTGGATAACGGCTGCGGCAGCGGTAAGCCGTTTCCTGCGTTGGCCGGTAACTGCATTTTTGTGGTGGCCAGTGTGGCCGCTGTATTGGCCATGCGGGCGACTTGCGCGAACACCGGTAACGGCAGCACCGCAGAGAATTGCGTGAGCACCTGCATAAAGGCGGGGTGGTCAGTGGCACAGACCATAAATACCACCACCGACTGCTGGCCACCACTGCCTGCCAGTTTCCCCGCCAGATAATCCACCGCGTTCTGCGGACTCAGATAACTGCCCGATTCCTCGCTACGGCCCACGCCGTATACCCACGGATGTACCGGCAGCATGGCGCAATTGACTGCGGCCATGTTGCCGGGGATCGATAAGGTTGCTTTACGCCACATTTGACTGTTCCGGCCAGACCGGCACCCGATACCCCTGATTCACCGCTTCAATCAAAAGCCACTGCGGCAACGCTGGCAACTCAATCAATGGCCAGTTGGCTAAGGTTGGCCATGCGCGATACGCGGCACGAGTGGTGGTTAACTCACGACGTTGCGCCTCGGTCAGCGGCTTATCATCAATGGAATAATCACTCACCATCATGGGATCGGTGGCAATGATAAAAGCATCACGGTATTGACGGGCAACGGTGGCCAGCAAATCATTATCGGGTACCCACTGCATACCATCCCATTGATTAAACTTGGATGGCGCACTGTCGGTAGTATCAAGAGGATATTCCCCCAACACAGTGACGGTTATTTTCTCACCGGTGATCGTGCTGTAGCGCACCTCACCCCGGTGATCGGCTTTATATTCCCATTGCAATTCATCTTTACTGCGGCAAATGGCAAAACCTTTTTTGGCTTTTGGTGGCGCATCTAAATAAGCGCGAGCGGGTAACCCCTGCCCGGTGTGAATAAACTCATTTGATGTTGCGACAAACTCGCCACTGTCGGGCGCGGCGTTATAGACCGCGACATTACCGGAAGTCACTGCATAGCCATTTTTATCCAATTCAATTGTCATTATGCAGCCCTCACAATGTAGTTAAATGCAATATTTCGTGGTCGAGTTTCATCACCACCCGAATTACTGGTTGCAACACCATTGCCGCTTGTAAACCAAGCAGATGTAGGCCCGCCAGTGACGCCCCTAACCTCAAAATTTGTGATCCCGTGATTATGACTTTGTATCCCGTGGCCCTGCCAGCCCAACAAGTTTTGGTCGGCCCTAACGCCACGCCCATCATCAAAACCACGAATAAACTCACCGCGCAAATCAGGTAAAACGCCTGTTGGGTACTTAGCCGCTAATTTGGGATAGGTAGTTACATTGAATGAGCCACCGTTCATTTTAAAAAACACAATCCCTTGCACCGTTGCGGGAATATTGGCAAGTGGGTAAGGCATTGGCACCCCGATAGGGAATACAGCATCAATCAGCGTTCTGACGTCTTCACGGCTGGGAAGATTGGCCAACTGGGCTAAAAACTCCGTTATCCGTAAATACTGGTCATGGGGGTTCTCATCCCGCACATGATCGCTCATCACCGTTACCCCGGCATTGACCGACTTTTTAACCGCTTTCAGCGTGGCCGCTATTTTCTCACTGTCGCTGTCAATATCGTTGCCCAGTTGGGTAAAACCCTTGGCATTCAACGTGGCATCTGGGTGACTACGTGATTTTTCATGCTCTTTGAGCGCGGCGTTAATATCCCCAATAACTTTATCAAACGGATTGGCTTCGCGTTTATCGTCTTCCCCGTTCGCGGTGATTAACGCCAGCGAGGCAATGTAATGGGTAAAGCCGTTGGCATCGGTGTAATCGCCAAAATCCCCGGCACTATTTTTCACGCCAAGATGGATAATCGGCGCAAACTCACTTAATACACTGCCCTGATAACTCACATCGGCATAAACCACATTACCGGCGGCGGCTTCCAGTAACACATCATCAGCCAGCAAAGCACGAATACCGCCGACATAAGCCAGCCCGGCTTTCACCCGGTATTTATCACCGTCTTTGCTCACTGAAAAACCGTCACTGAAAAAGGCAGCGTGGCCGTAATAATCCAGATTGGCCAGACGGCAAGCTTCATCAATGCCGCGCAACCGGGCGCTAAAATCAATCTGCCACGTTTGCGCCGATACGGTGATTTGGCTGGCCTCTGCCGCCCCGGCAAATTCCATCAAAAAAGTGCGGGTGATGTTATTACCCTGCACTCCGTTGGCGGTGGCAATTTTCTGCTGTGCCGGGGTATGCACAATCATGCACAGGGTATTACTGGCGGCATCAACCAGCCCAATCCAGTTAAAAGTGAAATCGCCAATACGGGTATCCAGCACTACCGAATAGGCCACCGCTGAATCGTTAATCATGCCGTACTGCGCCACTGCATCCCGATGCACAATCTGGCCATCAGCCGGAATCCCCTCATCCGGGTTAATCTCGGCGGTAGGATCAAGCCCCGGAATATAGGCAAAAATAATGGTATCCGGGCGGGCCGGTAAGTTATTTAACACCTGCCCCGCCTGCCAGTGTTCAAATGCGCGGGTAATGACCGTTGCCATATCAATATCCTTATTTCAATTTTGCCGCATAGACTTCATGCGAATGCTGTAACTGGGTGGACATCACGGCCACCGTGCCTTTAATCGTGCCGGGGGCGATGATTAATTTTGCATGGTGGTAGCCGTATTCGTTGCTGAACTCCCCGCCATGCATCACCACCGTTTTGGCGTTGAGCACTTGGAAAATGTAGCGGCGGCAGGTGCGGCCATACTGGCGAATAAGTGCCATCATCAGCGTATTGTTTTCCGCTATCTGGTTATCATTCACCCGGATAAGAATGACGTCCCAGTCATAACCCGGCTGGCGCTCCAGTTGGGTTATCACGCCGATATCTAACCGCTTAAAGATGGCGCTGAATCCCGCCACTGAACCGGCGTCGGCGGCGTTAATAAAAGCGTATTGCACCCGCTTGCGGTACAGGCTTAACGGCTCACCGTCAAAACGGCTGATATCCCGCTGATAGGCCAGTACATTCAACAACGGCACCGCACAGGTCGCGGCATCCAACTGATTAAGCGGCCAGTTCAGCCAGCCATTAACCCACTGCCACCACTGGCGGCACACCTGCAATAACTTGTTAGCCTCGCCCTTATCCATCCATGACGGCAGGCGCAGGCTTTTTAAGCGGGTGATGAAATCAGGCATTTTCAATCACCACCGTTAAATTGTTCAGCCGTGGCACACTCAGACCGCTAACAATGTCCATCAGTGAGAAACTCAGTGACTCAATCAGCGGAAACGTCTTGTGCAGCTCCCGCCCCAGATTGGAAAATGAGAAACGGGAATAGGGCCACGTTTTAAGTACTGTGTAATTGCTGTTCTGGCGAAAGGCGCAGCGAACAAGGTTTTCGCAGCCGCTTTCCAGTCCGGCCAGCTCATCAGCGGTTAAGTTCTGTTTGTTACTGACATACAGTGTCACCACTAAATCATGCTGGCTTTCTGGCAACGGCATGCACTGCATATCATCGCCATGGCCATGGTGGCCCTGCACGGTAATATGGTCATTGACCGCATCAATAAACGGCTGGGATATTTCGCCGCTGTCTAACAGTAAGTAAGCGTTGGCCGTACCCGGCCCCCGTGGCGCATCGTGCAGAAAATAAATCCGGTCAATGGATAACCCCACCACCCCGGCTATCATGCTGCGGTACACCGCATCGGTGTGATAGTTGCCCACCAAGTTAAATTGGTTACGACAGCGGTCACGAAAATCATCATCTGACTCTTTATCAGCGCCCGGCACCGTTAACCAATCGCCCTCGCTTTGGGCGCGTTCAATGCCCGGTACCGCCTGCGGCAAGATACGGTAGTAACCGGGGGCCAGATTAAACGCCCCGCCCACCTCAGCCGCTTTCACCGGCACCAACCCACTGGCGGCACCGGCAGCTATCATGGTTTCAACACTGACCACCACGCTATAAATCTTGCTGTTAATGCGTTCGGTCTGAATAAGCGTTCCGGCCGGAATAACCACATCCTGCTGAATATCGGTTTTGTAGAAGCGGATCAGCCCCTGCGCAGCGGTGGCCGGTTTACGGCGGGCATTCACGCCCCAGCCAAATACCTCTAAAAATGTGCCACTGGCGGTGGCCAGATACATATTGGCCAGCACGGTATTGATTAATACTTCGTTGAGCCATAGCACCGGGCGAGTGACAATAGTTTTTATCAGCCGCCAGAACGGGGACATATCGGAGGTATTGGTGATTAACCCCTCTTCTTCCACCAGTTCATCAAACTTTTGCCGAATGTCTGTTTCCGTGGTCGGCATCCCGCTGTCTTTTAATACCTGCTCGTAATCTATTTCAGGCTTATTACTCATAATCCGCACTTACCGTAATAGGGCCGAAATCGTAGGTATCAGCCGTTACCCATAAGCGTGTGGCGGTTTCTTCATTAATCACCACCGTGCCGGGAATAATGCGTACATCATCTTCAATTAAAATAATCAACTGGGTGATAACATCGGCGCGTAATGTCGGACTGCGCTCCGCAATTAATCGGGTAGTGAGGCCACTTTCAATAATGGCGTGTACACAATCCTGACCAATGCTAATCCGGTTATTACATAATGTTGGTTCATTGCCGGTATTAAGAACAAAATCACCGTCTTTAATCAGCAGGTCGATATACATTAATTTTGTCATTAATTTAATTCCTGCCATTCCATTAGCTGTTCTGTCGTCATGCCACCCGACATAGTAATATTTACGTTTTCAATTCTTTTGCTGTTGTCAGTGACGGATTTAGAATTATTGCTAATTTCTTTATTAATCCCGCCTTTATCAATATTGCGCATCTGGCCACCGGTTAATAAACCATTGGCTGAATTCATCGGGTTACCTTCCGGGGCAACAATACTTTTCGCCTCAATACTGACACCGGGAATAATATTCAGCTTATCGATGATCCAGTTATAGGTTTCGGCAAAGGTACTTTTCAGCCAGTCCCACAACCCGCTGAACACATTGCCGATAGTGTCAGCCATGGCACTGAACCCGGCCAGCGGTGATAAACCCGTGATAGCCGATACCAGCCATTGCCACCCGGCCACAATGCGCTGCCATACCCCACTGAACACGTCCCCGACGGCGGTCACCACCTCGGATAACCACTGGAATGCGGCCGTATCGGCAATGGCCGCTTTAATCTCATCCCAATACTTAATCAGGTAGTAGATACCCGCCGCCAGTGCCGCTATGGCCACAATCACCAATAACACCGGCCATGTCAGGAAACTAAAGGAGATCCCCGCTGAAATGGCCGCGATACGTAGCGCCAGTAAGACACCGCGCATAATACGCATGGTGGCGTTAGCGGCAATAATCGCTTTGTTATACAGCCAGATAGCCGCAGTGTGAATTTGAGTCACGGCACACAATGCGCCCCACAACAGTTTTAACCCCATCCAGATAAACATGCTGATCCCCATTACCATATTGGCGATGGCACCGGCAGCGGCAAAACTCAGCAGCGCCAGCATGGCATAACCGATCAGCCGGGCGATATTGGGGAATAGCTGCATCCAGCGGGCGAACTTCTCCCCGATAGCCGATACCCGGTTCATGATGGGATACAGCACCGGTAACAGGGTTAAGCCCAAAATGACCCGCATCCCTGTCCAGATAGCCATCAGCCGTTCCCACGGATCAGCCATTTTCTTGGCCATCTCACCGGCCCGTTTCATGCCGTCATTACTGCCCAACTCACCAATATTACGTTTCAGTAAATCGACATTGCCGTAAAGCTGTTTAATGACATTCGCCCCGTCACCAAAGGCTTTATCCAGCTCGGCCTGCGCCTTTAAATTGCCCTCGATGGTTTTACCGTAACGCCCCTGTAATTTCTCCAGCATTTCCGGCATGGTCAGCATCTGGCCGGAGGCATTCACAAAACTTAGCCCCAGCGTTTTGGCACCGGCTGCGGCCCCTTTCATGTAGGTTTCATAGCTGCCGCTGGCTTCGGTTCCCAAGGTTTTTTGTAACTGGCCCAACACAGCGAATTGCTCATCCATGCCCACGCCGTAGTTAGCGCCAACCCCTTTGGAACCCTCCATCAAGTCAGCCATGGTCTGCATATTGACGCCGAATGCCTGCGCCATATACGCCGTTTTACCGGCCACCTCTTCGGCAAACTTCACTTTGCCTATGCGGTCTGCGTAGCTGTCAAACTGGTTATACATTTGCCCCATGTAGGCGGCGGCTTCGCTGCCGGTGGTTTTCATCCCTGCGGCCAGCACATTGGTAGCCAGGGTAAAACGGGGCAAATCACGGTCAGACAGCGTACCAATGGCACTGCGCACATCGGCACTGGAGCGCACCACATCCACCGCGCTGCGCCCATACTGCATACTGAATTTCAGTGCGTCCGTGCTCATCTTTTGCAAGGCGCTGTCACTCACCCCCTTGGCGCTGGCTTCATTAAGCGCCCCGGCAAAATCTGCCGCTGGCCCCAGTGCGCCCTTAATGCCCTGCACCACACCAAACAGGGCCGCACCACCCACCGCAATTTTACCGAAAGCCGCTTGTGAGTGATCCGCGAACCCTTTAACGGTGGACTGCACCTGCTTTAACGGGCGCGTGATTTTATCAATCATGCTTAAAGTAAAATCGAGGTGTTTCATTAGTCGCCTTTAAATGCCAAGCCAATCCCATTGGCAATAGAAATACGGGTGTTATCCCAATAACGGTTATCCAACCAAACGGCACGGGCTAAACTTTCTATATCGTCATTTTCATGCGGTAGATAATGACGGCGCAGAATAAGAAATTGTTCAATATCATTATTATCAATGGCCCGTAACCGCTGGGTTAGTTTTTTACTTCGATTTCCAGTTCTGGCGCGTAAACCTTATTGACCTTTTCAATTAATTGCAGCGCTGCACCCGGTGCTTTTAAAATCTCGTCCAGTGCTTCTTTGGTTTCTTTACTGATAATACGGCGCAGGTATTTAAATGCCGGGGCAATTTTATTTTCCATGCCCACTTCATTAATAAACCCGTTATAGGCGGTGGTGTTCGGTTCGAAAATAAGCTCAACACCACCCACTACTAATACAATCTTGCTTTTGTCAGCCATGTTATTTATTTCCTTGTCGTAAAGTCATTTCATTAATTAATTGATTGTGTCGCGCCGCGCATAAGGTATAGATGCTGCGATAGGCACGTAATGCGTTATCAAAATCATTACCGGTAGTGCCAGTTAATCGGGGTAATACGGTGTCGCACTTAGTTAACAGATTTTCCTGATAAGGTACGTTCGGCGGCGTCACTGCTTTCGTTGAACAACCGGACATATTCATCAGTAGCACACACGTTAGTAAACACCGGCTTAATAATTTCCGTGTGAATAACCGGCTGGTATTTATCACCCTGCTGGCGCAACGCTTCCAGCTTATCTTCCAGTTGCCGGGCTGAATCACTGGCTATGCCCTCCGAAATTGTCCTGCCCTTTTCTGCCGCTGTGTTGGCTGCGCGGGTAATACTCAGTTCAAGGCGGTCATGCTGCAAATCATTGAGATACCACCCGGATAAGAATGCCGCCACTATCAGCGCCAGTATCTTGGCCATCAGCGAACCCCGTTATGCTCAAGGCTAAAGTGGTTACCATCAGGGTTGGATTTAAAGCGCCCGCCCCATGTCCCGCCCAACGATTCCCAATACTCGCCCAACGGCAAAAACGCCTCACTTTTAGTCTGGTACACCCCATTGATAAACAGATTAAAATCCACCGCCAGCCGCGAGGTATGCAGACTGTTACTGATACCGGTTCCCGCTTTGGCATTCAGTTTGGCTTGCTCCGGGGTACGGTAGGCTTCACCCAATGTCAAACGGTAGCCCCGTTCCCCAGCCCAACTAATCAACTGCGCAATCAGTTGGGTAAATAACTGCTGTTTTTCACTTAACGTCATGGTTTCTTTCCCTTTAACAAACTGCTGCCACGGCGGCGTAACCACAGTTCAACCGCCTGATGCCCGGCAATACCTGCCGCAGCCCCTAACCCGGTGACGGCCAGCGGAGAGATCCCCGGCACCCAAACCAATATTGCCGCTGCTGCCACCGAGGTGGCTGATCCCAATATCACCCGCCCGACAAACAGCCGGACGGTAATAGGTTCGTCACTGGCCAGCACCTTTCCCAGTGCAATTAACCCGCCTAAAATGGCCAGTCCGAGAAAGGTTTTTTCATGTTCCTGCATCCTTGCCCCTTAGCCTATCAAGTTGCGCGTAGCGTCTTCTTCCAAATACGGAATGCCGTTAATGCGCACAAAATCCGGGCTGGTAATGAAATACTTAATTTTATGTGTCAGCACCGCACCGCCTTTCGGGTCAACATCCAGCGCGGAATCAAACTTCAATTTCACCCCGAACACTTCCACTTTTAACTCTTCCTCCCCGGCCTTGGCGTAAAACAGGATGTCAAACGCCGGGATACCGCGCCACGAACCGGCGCGCGAGGCTTTGGCGGTCAACTGTTGCAGCACTTTGGTACTGACTTCAATGTCACCCTCGCCGCCGACATCGCCTTTTACATCCCCATCCGGCACACCGTTGGTTTGTGCCGGGCCGCTGTTATCGGTAATGGTCAGCCCGATTTTTTCCACATGGATCAGGTCACCGTCCATATTCACATCAACCGACTGACCAGAAATACGGGTACTCATTGGCTATTCTCCAGTGTGGTATCCAGCATCAGACTCACCGTGATACCTTTCGGGCATTCATACGGGCGAACCACAATATAAATCTCCACTTTGGTGGCGGTGCGCCACGTAACCACCACATCACCCTCTTTCGGTGGCTTTACCTCACCGGGGAAGGTGATGCCGTTAATCTGTGTACTGCGGGCCATTTCGCGCAACACCTTGGAAAAGTAGGTTTTGTGCGCGGCAATGCTGCCGGGGGTGCTGTTCAGTGAACGGTCTGCAATCTTGGCAATCGCCTGCAAGCGAATACGGCGGGCCGCTTTATCGACAATGCGCAGATATTCAATCACCTGATAATCCCCGCCCTCCACATCCAGCGTGCGGCCATCTGACCAATACATGCCGTCATAGTCCGGGTACCACATAGGGACGCTGTAGCGCAGGGTTTCCAGCGCCTGCAAGGTGGCCAAATCCAGTGCCACACCTTTGCCATCCACTGGCTGCACATCACTGCCCATGTCCAGTAGCGGGCCGGTGGCGACACGGGCCGGACTGTCAGCGATGGTCACCGCGCGGTTACACAGACGCCCCGCCAACACGCCCGGCTCATTGCCCCACAACCGTGGCACCAGTTGCACTGAGGACGCCGCGACGCCCTGCTGTAATGCTGCCAGACGGGCCAAATACTCCGGCCAGCCCTCTTCGGCTTGTGGGCCATCAACGGCCAGCACAAACCACACCCAGCGGCCAAACTTGCCCAGCAATTCAGCCCGCAGACTGGCGGCGGCGGTGATAGTCGCTTTATCCGTGGGCAACACCACCACCACGCCCTCAACACTGGCCACCTGTTGGGCTGCTCTGACCGCTGCCACCCACGCCAGTGGATCAAGCTGTTCATCTTTGGCCGGCTCTGCCAGCACATGCACAAAGCCGTTCCAGTTCTGACCTGCATTGAGCATCGCCGCATTGGCGCAGCTTTTTACCGTGCTGGCATCCGGCCCCAGCAACACATCAAAATCCGTCTGCGTGTTCACCGCCAGCGTTTTCCCGGCGTTTACCTTGCCGGTACCGATGTACAGCACGGCCCGTTCAATCTCTTTGGTTTCGCCCTGTAACTGGTTTTTTTGGTCAATATTGACTTGTGGCCAACTCATCGTTACCCCTTCATATCCTGTGCTTTGACGTCCCAGCCAAACCCGATGGCCTGTAACTGACGCGCTAAGGCTTTATTAAAATCGTCGTCGCTCATGCCCAAGAACTCACGCGCTGGGACATCCACTGTCCACGCTGATTTAGCCGCCTTGCCACTCAGTTTTTTAATCAGCAAACCCGCTTGGGCGAAACGCATGTTTTCTACAATTTCTTTGTAAGGCGGCTTACGCCAGCGCTTACCCTGTTTTACCCGGTAACCCAAGGCCCGCAGTTTTTTGGCCTGTTTGACAGTGGCTGGCCGCTCCGGGGGTACCGATTTAGCCACTGCACTGCGGTTAATGGTCACATGCATCCCGTTTTGCTGGCCGTACCCCACCACTCCCGCCGGTACCGGCTTTTCGCCGTTGCGGTAACCACCGCCCTGCAAATACAGCCTGACTGCGCTAATCTCCGGCATTTCACGGATATGCAGCAATTTCGGCATGTTGCGCAGCATCTTGCCGCGCTGGTTGGTCTGCCGTCCCTGCCACGGGGTGCCATCCGGTGATTGCTGGTTACGCACATTGCGCTTGGCCGCGACAATCACCCCGTACTTGGCCAGCCGCCATAACAGCCGCTGGCGTTTTTGTGGCGGTAACTCCAGCCGCTTAAGTGCTTGTTGCAGCTCGGTTAACTGTTTTTTACTCAGCTCACCGTTAATAATCATCAGCTTTCACCCAGTGGTGCGCCACTGGCATCTGCGCCAAATACTGCGCCCTCCGTGGCCAGCCATAACTGCGGATCAGTCAGCCGCCACTTATCCCCCATAAAGGGGATATCCCCAGCCTTATCTTTGGCAATACTCAGTGATTCCGTGATACCCACCGACACCACCACCGTGGCGGTTTTATCGTCGATCACATCGATATCAATACTCGGCAATTCTGGCTCCGGCCCATGGTCAGGCGTGTTCTCAATCATCCAGACCAGCAACAAGGCGCACAGGTTGCGCGGGTCATAGTCACGGTAAGGGAAACGGCCCCAACTCAGTACCGCATCAAACTGCATTAACGCCAGTTGATACTGATCCAGCCCTAAATCCCGCTGTGCCGGAACAAAACGCAACTCGTCCATGTCGCTGTAAAATCCCAGCTTGCCCAGCCGCTGCGGTAAATTGCCCTGCACAAAGGCGGTTAATGACTGTAATTTGCTCATATCTGCCTCACGGTGCAGCGGCCCACACCTTTCATATTGCGCAGTACCGTACTGGCCTCTGCCAGCAGGCGGCTGCGGGTTTCGGGGTTTTCCTGCCCGGCATTGGGTACCCGGCTAAACTGCGTCGAATACTCCCCCAGTAAATCGGCTTTGGCGCGGGCAAACACCGCCTTTTTATACTGGCTAATCAGTGCCGTTTGCCCGTTCATCGCCACGCCCGGCACCTCTATAGCCTGTTGGTATCCCTTGGCTACATACCCCGCAGCTAACTGACGCAGGTCTAAATTCACTTCGGCCACACTGGCCAGCAACGCATCCGCTTGCGTATCAGCATCAATATCAGCCGGAATACTGCGGTTACGCTGGAACTCGCTCAGATTGAGGTCTGGCCAAAATCCATCATTGGTCAGTTCAACATCCTGATAATCAATTTCTTTTCCGTTAAACATACAGCTCCCGAAAAAAGCGGGCAGACCGGTTTCCACGGCCTGCGAACGAATGTTGCAGCCTCCACCGCGCCCGCTTTGGCTCTCGGTAGTCGTTATTATTCTTTGTCTAGCATCCGTAATCGGGCGGCAATCCGTTGCCGATGGGTTTTAACGCCACACCCCGGATGGAAGGTATTAGCCTGCGCCAGTAGCGCATCAGCCTGTTGCAACGTGGCCACATCCTCTATGGCACTGGGCAACGGCTCGCCTTTGTCATTACGCAGTAGCATCAACCCGGCAAACTTGAACCACTTGGCACTGGCCTGCTCCGGGATACGCCAGTTATCCCGCACCTTCTCAAATACCCGCGAGAAATACGGCTCAATACTCTGGCCCTGTTCCGCGCTGGCCTCAGACCACGCCAACATGCTATCAGCCACAAAATGGGCAATGCTGCGCCGCTTGCCAAATGGCGTTATCTGCCGCTGTTCTATTGCAATGTCTGCCCAGTCCAGCGCCAGATCAAAGTCCCCGACATCAAACAGCCATGCAATGCAGTAAGTGAATACCGGATTGCTGTAGACCTCGCCTGCCGCCAAATACGCTTCAACACTGGGTAACCAGCGGGGCAGCAGTTCCCGGCGTTTCAACTGCACTTTTTCAGCCAGAGTCAGCCCGTGCAACCGTTGGGCATCTTTCTCGATAGCCATCTTTTGCAGGTGCATACTGGCCACACCGGCCAGTGCCTCATGATTATCCAGCTTACGTTCAGCCTGAATTCTGGCCGTGTGCCGCTGTGCAGGTGATAACGCCATGATTACCCCTTATTCCCCGGCTTTCGGGTCTGCCAGTTCCGGCACCTTGCCGATAGTGACCGCTGATTCGTCATAAGAGGCGTACAGCTCTGGCTCTTCGACGGCATAGCCCTCGTTACGCAGGTACTTGTTTTCGTACTGCTTACGGTCATCAACAAACTCCGCTTTACGCTGGCGGGTATTGCGTTGGGTATAGATATGCAGGTTGGACAGTGGCGTCACCACCATACGTTTACCCGGCATAAACGGTGGGATCACGCCCGGACGGCCTGCAATGGTGCTGGACAGCATCTGTGCGGCGATTTTCTCAGTCGGGCGATCGGCTTTGTTATACAAACGGTATTGCTCTGCCGCCACCAAATCGGCCCCCACCAGTACCACCAAACGCGGATCACTGCGGTGCTGTGCCGGGATTTTGCTGTTAATCAAATCAGCGGCCATCGCGTCCAGAGAGATAAAATCGCCGCCTTCGCCCAGCGTGATTGCATCATCAATGACCTGGATCCCGTCTTTGTACTCTTTCATGCGCTGTTGCCAGCCTTTGTTGACATCTTCGCCGCTGGGATTAGCTTCGGGGTCAGTGGTTTTGGCCACAGACGTGCCGTTAAAACCGATACGCAGCATATCCAGCGCAAACGAATTGTTGGTAAAGGTCTGCATCAACTGGAAAAATTCGTTTTCACCGCCCGCATTCGCCCAAATGGACAGCAGATCCCACGGCAAGGCTGCGCCGGAATCGGTTTCAACCAGTTCATATTTGTTGCCGTCAACACCGGTTTTACGGATGAAGCGCCCACCCTCTTTACGCCCGGTAAAGATGCCGGAATTACCCACTGAAACCACTTGGCCAGATAACTGGTCAACATCGGCGCAGGTGATCATGGACAGGAATTCGACCGATTCCAGCAATGCGGCCCGCAATGCAGTTTCTTTCGGGTCAGTCAGCGAGAAATAACGCCCTACATCACTGACACCGTATTCTGATGCCAGACCGGCGCTATATAGGTCTAATAGCGCTCGCGCCCGTGGATTTAAATTCATAAAGTTTCTCTGTTATATAAAAGATGAAATTATTAATTAATCGCCAATAAACTTGGCGACTAAGCCTTACAGGAATTTAAACGGCTTTTTCCCCTCACCTTTAGAAAACTTATTCGGCAATTTAGTGACTTTATTATCCAGTTTGCCAAAGTTCTTAATAATGCCCGGCAAGTTATCGCGCAGGGTGGCAAATTCTTCGGTATCCACCACTTCTTTTACCGTTTCAACATCGGCCACCACTTCTTCTACAGCGGTATCGGTTTCTTCGGTTTTTGTTTCCAGTGCAATAACGCGAGATTCCAAACTTGCCAGTGCTTCGGCTAATACCTGCACTTTACTGTCCGCATCTGGAATTTCTTCCGGCGTTTCTTCGGAATAGTTCTTAATACCAAACATACTCTGCCACGGACTTTTCTTTTTATTTACTGTTTTACTTGCTGCCATTATTTTTTCCTTACCCAAATTCTTAAATTCGCTAATTACCAGCGGTTCCAGCGCACCGAATAATGAATGTTTACGCTTGCTGCTAAAACGTAAGCGCTGCGTGCCGACACTCGCCGGGGTATTGGTGACGCCCAAGCCCTCCAGATAGCACTTACCCGTTCCCCTGAAATCACGGCTAGGGGTCAGTTCAACCGAACAAAATAACAATTGGCCATCCCGATTGGCCTGTAACAGATGGGTGGAGGGACACAAGCGAGCGAACAGCCGCATTATCCCGTCCACTTCCTCCGCCTTTAGCTCTAAGACTTCGCCCAAGTTATAACCCCAGTCTTCATGCTCAGGCCAAATCAAGGCGGCATAGAATTCATAGTCATAAGTTTCAGCGCAATCAATTAGCCACTGGCGCTCCATATGGCGTCCGTCTACGGTTTCACCCTCAGACGCAATACGTATCCAGTTAGTCATGAGTTGAGAGCCGGACATAAAATACAATCTCGTTATTAGTGGTTTTAATTCAGTGATTGCAGTATTGCGGATTATTTTAATCGACGCACCCACCCTATTTCGGTTCAATTCGGATATAACCCTTTAGCCGAATACAACCGATTTATTAATAACGTTTATCCAAAATAAACCCCGCATAATTACATTCATGGCTAAACACTCACAAACTATTATCGGTGTGGCGCGTTCACTTTATTTACAACGGTGGACACCGAAAGAAATCGCCAACGAATTAAATCTGCCGAATGCGCGGATCATTTACTATTGGGCACAAAAATGGCATTGGGCTGATATGCTCAGTCATGAAAGTATTGAGGAGGCAATCAATCGCCGCATATTGGTACTGGCCAATCGCGATAATAAAAACGAGCTGGAATTAAAAGAAGTAGACAGCTTAATTGCCCAGCACTGCAAATTAATGGCGCAGAAAAGTAAACACGCTGAAAAACTAGCAGCGATTAAAGCGCAGACACAAGGCAGTTATGCCAGCGGTGAAGAAGCTGGCGCACGTGATGAGAATGGCGGCGGTAAACGCAAATACCGCAAAAATGATATTTCAGGCATTCAACAGGAAGAGCTGGAACTGTTTGCCGGGGAAACGCTGTTTTTCTATCAGCAATACCTGCGGGCCAATAAACACCACGCTATCCGCAATATCCTGAAAAGCCGCCAGATTGGGGCAACGTGGTATTTCGCCTTTGAAGCACTGGAAGACGCGATTATCAGCGGTGACCCACAAATATTCCTGTCTGCTTCCCGTGCGCAGGCCGAAGTATTCCGCTCGTATATCGTCAATATCGCGCAGCAGTTTTTTGGGGTGACACTGACCGGTAACCCAATACGCCTCAGTAACGGCGCGGAGTTGCGTTTCCTGTCTACCAACAAGAACACCGCCCAATCCTACAGCGGCCACCTGTATTGCGATGAATATTTGTGGGTACCGAATTTCGCCAAATTAAATGAAGTGGCCAGTGCCATGGCCACCCATGATAAATGGCGCACCACCTATTTCTCCACACCCAGCGCCAAGACCCATCAGGGCTATCCGTTCTGGACGGGTGACGAGTGGAAGCAAGGCGACAAACAGCGCAGCAAAATCACGTTCCCTGAATTCGACGAGTACCGCGACGGTGGGCGGCTCTGCCCGGATGGCCAGTGGCGCTATGTCATTACGTTAGAGGACGCGATAGACGGCGGTTTCAATCTGGCCAATATCGAGCGCCTGCGCAATAAGTACAACCGCGACACTTTCAACATGCTTTATATGTGTGTGTTTGTGGACAGCGGCGACAGCGTATTTAAGTTCCATATGCTGGAAAAATGTGGCGTCGATATTGAGATGTGGCAAGACCATGATTTCAGTGCGCCACGGCCATTCGGTAACCGCGAGGTGTGGGGCGGCTTTGACCCGGCCCGCAGCGGTGACACCTCAACCTTTGTCATTATTGCCCCGCCGCAGTTTGAGGGTGAACGCTTTCGGGTGCTGGCCACGTTCTACTGGCAAGGGCTGAACTTTAACTATCAGGCCAACCAGATAAAAGAGCTGTTTCAGCGCTACAACATGACCTACATCGGCGTGGATATTACCGGCATCGGCAACGGCGTATTTGAGCTGGTACAGAACTTTGCCATGCGCCAAGCGGTGGCCATCCACTACGGGCTGGAAAGTAAGAACCGGCTGGTCATGAAAATGGTGGATGTGATTGAAAGCCAGCGCCTTGAATGGGACGCCGAAGCCAAAGAGATCCCCGCGTCATTTCTGGCCATTCGTCGCACCAGTACCGCCAAAGGCGGCGGCATGACCTTTGTTGCAGACCGTACCAAAGAAACCGGCCACGCCGATGTGTTTTGGGCTATATCCCACGCAATAGATAACGAACCGCTCAACTTTGAGCATAAACGTAAATCCACATGGAAGACGAGCAAAGCCGCATGAAGAAGAAAAAACAGGATCGCCGCGCCCCAGTACCCCATACCGCCAGCAAAATGAGCATTATCAGTTTGGGCAAGCCCGAACCGGTTTTAACCACCGGCACCGATTATCAGGAAATCTGGTATGACAATGATTTTGACCACTACAGCCAACCCATTGACCGGCTGGCCCTTGCCCAACTGGTTAATCTTAATGGCCAGCATGGCGGCGTTCTCTATGCCCGGCGCAATATGGTGGCGGCTGATTATGTGGCCGGCGGTCTGAGCCATGAAGAATTGAAAGCCGGGGTTTTCGATTATCTGACCTTTGGTGATGTGGCCATTGCCAAAGTGCGTAACGGTTGGGGGGAAGTGGTAGCACTGGCCCCGCTACCCTCGCTTTATTTGCGGGTGCGTAAAGACGACAGCATCGTGATTTTGCAGAAAGGGGAACCGCTGGTTTTTAACCAGGAGGAGGTTATTTACCTTAAACAGTATGACCCGCAGCAGCAAGTTTATGGCCTGCCAGATTACATCGGCGGGATTCATGCCGCCTTGCTCAACTCCGAGGCCACCATTTTTCGCCGCCGCTACTATCATAACGGGGCGCATACGGGCGGGATTATCTACACCAATGACCCAAATCTCAGTACCGAAGTGGAAGACGAGATTATCAAAAGTCTGGAACAAAGCAAGGGGATCGGCAATTTCAGCACCTTGTTTGTGAACATCCCGAAAGGCGACCCTGAAGGGATTAAATTTATCCCGATTGGCGATATCAGCGCCAAAGATGAATTTGCCAATATCAAAAATATCAGTGCGCAGGATATTTTGACCGCTCACCGCTACCCGGCAGGGCTGGCGGGCATTATTCCCAGCAATAGCGCGGGATTGGGTGACCCGGAAAAGGCGCGGACAACCTACCGAAAAGATGAGGTTATTCCGCTGCAACGCATGATTATGGACGCTATCAACAGCGACCCGCAGATCCCGGCACATTTACACGTTAAATTCGACATTGAAGAGACACAATCGGGTGCGTTATGAGCAGAAACACGTTAAAATTCCAGAAGTTCGCCACTTTTGGAGCCAGAAACATGCGAGTGATGAAAGTCTTATGCCCTGAATGCGGTGGCGCGGCCATTATCCGAAAAACCAACCGTAAACATCGGCAGATATCAGATTTATATTGCGCCTGTAATGATGTGGAATGCGGTCACACTTTTGTAATGAATGTAACCTTCTCACACACCATAAGCCCCAGCGCTAAAACCGGGGATAAACTGATTAAAACCGTTGTAGATTCAATGAATCCGCAGCAGCGGCAAATGATGCTTAACCTGTTGCAAGGTAGTGCATCAGCCGCCTAACTACTGGCCTCCGATATGGAGGCCTTTTTGTTGCTGTTTATCCAGTTCAATGGTTAATGCGGTAGTCATTTCGGCAATCCAAACTAATGCCAAATCCCTGTCCTCTTCATTGCACTGGTTATTCGTGACCAACCTTGCAACCAAATCAATGCGCTGCAACGCTAAAGATTCAAAAAATAAATCCGTCACGACTCCCTCCACTCATTATGTTTGCACTGTGTTTATATACAGTATAATAAAATTGAGAAAATAGGAAACAGCTAACTGCCTGTTTCCTCGGAATTTCATGAGCGTAATCAATTCCAGCCCGGCCAACGCTGGTGTTCTGGCCGTGGGGACACCTCTTCTAACCGACCATTATTTAACCTTACTGAACGGTCACCGTAAATTTTTAGGCTGCTGCCCCGTTCCAGTATCGCAATTTCCTCTGCATCACCGGCAAAACCTCTAAGGCGTAATTCTTCCGTTAATCGTTGCCGGGACTCCGGCGTACAGTTATTGACAGAACTCCTAGCGGCGGCGTTGCCGCCAGAAAAACCCAAAACCTCGGCCTGCGCTGCGCTTTCGGCCAACTTCGGCACAATCTGCCACTTAACCAGACGGGTGCAGACAGCGGAGTCCTCCCCCAGTAACGGCGAATAGATACCTAAAACCCGTTTAACGTCTTCGGCGTAGATGTTGCCCATTTCGGTGATTTCATATGACAGGCGCACGGTCAAACAATCCCGGCTCACCATCGGCCCGCCCTGAAACTCGGTGTAGGCGTACCAGTTGCCCACATCCGCCGCAAAGCGCACATTATCCATATCCTGATCCGGTAGTATTTGTCCGTCTCCGGGCAAGCGGCGTAACTCGCGCCAGACAGTGACCGGCGCACCACCGATTTGCTGAAACTGCCGGATACGCCAACGGCTGGCCCATGCGGTAACGGCTTTGGCCATCTCTCGCGCATTACCGCCCGTCTCACCGTCTGCTTCTTCGTCGAGCGCGTAACCGTCGATATTCTTTGAGATATACTTCGCGATATAGCCGGTTGCACTGCCCTTAGCTGGATCAATGGGTTCAGCATGGAAACGGGCTTTCAGTGCTTCGGGGCTTTGTAACGTTTCTGAATCTTCCAGCCGGGCGTAATAGCAGAGAATGTCACGCACCTGATCAACGTCTTGCGGCAGCATAAACAGCAACACATGCCAGTGTGGGGTGCCATCGTGATGCGGCTCTACCACCCGGAAACCAAAGACGTTAATCCCGGCACGGGCAATAGCGGCGCGAGATTTGGCCCATACGCTGCATAAGTATTTTTGTGTCTGACGTGGGCTGGCCCCATTCCAGTTGGTGACAAAGCCGCCACCGTGATAGACCGCATGATATTTAGACGGCGCGGTGATAGTGTAAAACTCCCCCACACAGCCCATTTCATTGGCTAAATCTTCAAAACCTCGCATTCTGACCATCAGTTCACATCTCCGTATTGCGGGATTGGCGTTGCTGCCATTCACCATGTCTTCTAACGAAACCCGTTCACCGTCCTGATTTTCCAGCTCAAACGCTTTGAAAAACTCCCGGTTACGCCGTTTTTGCTCTACCCATTCGGCCATGGTTGACCGGCTGACATAGGCTGACGCTGATTTCTGTACTTGCCCCACCGCAATGGCCATATGTTCACGGCGCACATCGCGCAGGCGTTTTAAACGCACACGCCACCAATCCGGTGCCATCATGCGCAGTAGGCCAGATTCAATTTTTCGCGGGTTGATTGTCTTGCGGCTGGAATTGAATTCCCGCCAGTACGGCGGTTCAGTTCCCACTTGCTCGCTGAGTTTTACAAGGCAGATATAAGCGCGTTGGGTGCGCTGCCAGAGTTCTTGTGGGTCACTGCTCTGCCCGGTGAAATTGCGTTCGATATAGTCGGTAAAACTTTCAGACATAAAATCAGCCACCCGGTGGGACAGGTTGCGTAACTCATCCCGGCCAAACGATGGCAGGCGTTCTAAATCATCGGCAAAGGGCCACGGCAAAAAGCCGGGCTCTTTGATTACCGGCTGATACTGGCGGTTAACCATCTGTAGACGTGGCAATACATTCTCGCCCACCGTAGTGCGTAAGAATGTATTGGCATGGCGACGGCCTTTTGATTGGAATAGGTTGGAATAGCGATCACCAAAATAGCGGGCCAGAAATTGGGGCATTCCCCCTAAATACTGGCTACGCCATTGGTGATCGGTTGGGTTCTGAACAAAGAGTTCATCTTCAGTGATGCTGATATCTTGCGGGCGGCGCGCTCCCTCCGGCTCCCGGCTGAACTCGCCATTAAAGGGTAAAGACAGGGATAAAATATCCCCGTCCATAAAGTCATTTACTGGGCGCTGAATGGTGGCGGTCATTCGCTCCAGACCCGCCCACGACTCATGTTTTCCGCAACCTGCCGCAGTAACTCGACAATCTCAGTTGAAGACATTCCCTGATTAGCAATGTCAGTGGCCAACCGGTCAAAATGGCCAGATAATTTAACAAGGGTGTCAATTCGGGCCTCTTTTCTGGCTATCAGCAAAGCATGTTCGCGGGACTCAGCCGCCGCCCGGTTACTCATTTCCTGCCCTATGGTTTTGTACATATGCATGGTGTTTGCTCCGAATTTAGGTAATAAAAATCCCCGGCCACCGATGGGAGGCCGTTGGTATTTATGTTTTTGGGTTAATTAATGCAGTTGTTTAGTCGTGCTGGCTGACGCACAAGAGTGGTTGATTTGCGTTAAACCGTGGATCTCAATGGTTCTACTCCACCAGTTATTAATCATGCAGGTTAAAGAACCTAATCCCAGCCAACCGGACATATGGTAAATGGCGCGAATAGAGGCCAGCGCTTCAACCTGATCACTATTTGATTCAGCCTCACGGTATGCCCGGCACCAAAATGCGGCATGAGCAGAAAACCATTGGTGTGGATTAGTCAGATGAATGGTGTCATTAAACATAATTGGCTGTAGTTCGACGCTGTTACCCGCTAACCGACATTTACCCAAGAAGAATTGCGCGTAATTATGGGCCACGCCCCAATGGCTAAAATCGTCTAACAGGCCGTTTCTATCTACTGATATTACTTTCATCGTGTTCCCTTAATTATCGGTATAATGCATATTGGCCATCGATTGGGCTGCAATCATTTCCGGGCCGTACGTTTTTACTGGTGCCGGTTGATGCGGCGGCTTCCGATTGCGCTTATCCTCTTTCACAAAATCCAACGTACCCACTTGCCCGAATGTATCTACCAATGCCCGTAATCGCTGAATCCCTCGCTGCAACTGGTGTAATTCTTCACGGGAAAAATCATCCCACATGTACCAACAGTGCTCTGATTTCATCCCTGCGGAGTGGAGTAAAATCCCCCGGTGCTGTGCCGGGAGTTTTTCCCATATCACCCTTGCCCGGCTGTGACTACCGGTCACTTTGTTACGGACAATGGCCAACCATTTACTGTTATTAGTCGACATGGCTACCCCCTTAAGCCCATCAAACGGAACCACCACCGGCGACGTTTTGTTTTAAAAATGGGCTTACGTGATTCCCCTAGAAACGTCACTCGGCTGGTACAAGGTTGCCAGCGCTGGCCGTTTGGTAATTCAATCCAGCCGTGGCCAAAATGGTTTAATTGTTGGCTGGGTGATTGTTGTTTCAGGTAGTTAGCGAATACTTTCATACATAAGTTCCTCAGTTCAGGCCCGGAACCAGCCCGCTGGCGCTGATAAAATCAACCGCTGCGGCCAGAGCTGGCGTGGATTGGAAACGCGCTTCAACCGATACAACAATCAGCGACAGGTCACGAATGGCCTGATTCGCACGGTCAAGAATGGCGTTTCTACGGGATTGCGTCATAGGCCCGGCTGTTACGGTTTCACCGGCAATAGCACCGATTGCCGCCGTAGCGCTCAGGGTATGAATAGGCAAATTAGCGGGATTGGCTTCATTAACCGGTACTGCCGGCAAGCATTGCAGTTGAGACAGCAAGCCATCTAACAGCGTTGGGTCTTCGGTAATGTCAGTGAGCGTCAATAGTTCGATACAGCTCAACTGGTGCGGCTGGTCAGGGTTAAGTTTGTTACGCAGCATTTGCGGCTTCATACCGATTTGATCGGCAACCGCCGTTAAATTGTTATTCCGGGCGAAAGCGCGGCATGACATATCAAAACGCGGGTGTTTAGAAAGCTGGAAATCAAACATGGTCGATACCCTCCCAATAACGCAATATCGAACTAGGCGATTGCAATATCACAATTCGAGAGAGCATCTACGGTAAGTGCGGCCATGTTGATCATGACTTTTTCTCGCTTCATATCTTTACGCAGGCGGTGGCGAACTAAACGGCCATCAGCAAGCATTGCTCTGATGGTGTCTGAATCTAAGCCCGTTAATTCACTATATTTCTCTACTGTGACATGGGGGGTCAGAAGAGTGATTGAAATGTTAGGTCTCATAGTGCAACATCTCCGATTGGCTTGTGGTGAGCCGTAGTAAGTAGTTTTTAACAGTTGTGATTCCCAAAACGAACTCACGAATGCACTTTAAGTTCGCTTTAGGAATCTGTCAATAGGTTTTGTTCGTTGAGGCGTACTTTATGGATTTCAAAAGCGGAGGGCGTAAAGCAATTGACCGTCTGATTGAGGCCTATGGCTTCACTACACGGCAGGCTTTATGTGATCATTTAGGGGTTTCAAAAAGTACCCTCGCTACCCGATATATGCGGGATATCTTTCCTGCGGAATGGATTATTCAAGGCGCACTTGAAACCGGTGTTTCCCTATCATGGTTAACAACCGGTGAAGGTGTGATGTTTGAAAACGCCAAACTGAACGACATTGTACAAATTCCGCGCAAAAAATTATTAGATGGAAAACTCTACGATTCTAATTTCTATATGTTCGATAAGGCGTTCTTGCCTGATGGATTGAAAGACCCGGTTGTTATCCTTGATGGTGATATCACCTATATTGCTGATCGCCAATTTGATGAAGTGCAGGACGGCAAGTGGGTTGTGGATATTGAGGGTAAAATTAGCGTCAGGGATATTATCCGTATTCCGGGCGGGAAAGTGCGGGTTGAGGGCGGAAAGTTTGCTTTTGATTGCAATTTAGAAGATATAAAAGTAAACCAAAAAATTGAAATGTCATGTATTAAATAAAAGGAGTTATTATGACAGGTGTAGTTACTTTTGTTTATGTTAACACTAAAAAAATTGTACGTGTACAATCTATAAACGACATTTCCGAGAATGATACTTATCTACAAGGAATCAGCTTACTTGAAGATGAGGAAGGCAAACTGAAAACATTCAGGAAAGATAGAATATATAAATTTGTTAATTCCAGAGAAGAGGGATTAGCAGCAATTGATAAAGGCATTACTGACGGCGATTTTTATTTCAAAGATCAAAAGAAAGAGATTTTTGATGTTTGTTTTACTGGTTTTAAAAAAGATAGAAAATCTGAATTAGAAGCACTTGCATCAAATAATAATATGTTAGTCAGAAAAACCGCATCCAAAGGCTTAAAGTTATTATGTTACGGCTATAATGCAGGGCCAACAAAACTATCTTTAGCCCGTAAAGCCGGGGCCATAATTTTAGATGAAAATGAATTTATTAATTTCATTGAATCAGGTGAAATACCTGAATAAAAATCACTACAGGAGTAGAACCTGATGATAAATTTAGACAATAAAATAAAATTTAGCAACAGAGATGAATATAAAAGAAAAAGTATTGCAGAAAAAATAATAAAACTCATCACTTCAGATATAGATACTTCCCCTATGATTATAGATGGAAGTTGGGGAACCGGCAAAACAGAGTTTTGCTACAAACTAATTAATTTACTAAATGAAAGAAACCCTGAATATAAGACTGTTTATGTAGACGCATTTAATGAAGACCATACAGACTCACCAATATTAACGGTTCTTGCGGCAATAGTAACTCTTTTACCCAAAAAAGATCGCTCTGCATTTGTTCAAAAGGCATTGCCTGCCTTGAGATTCGGTCTGAAAACGACTTTGAAAGCCGGTGCTGCTTGGGTACTTAAACAGGATTCAGACAAATTAGCTGAAGAATTCCAAGATGCAATGAAAGAAACAAGTAATGCTGCAATAGATAGTACAGTTGAAGCTCTACTTGAAGATCACATAAATGCTGAAAAAAACATAGCTGCACTTAGATTAGCTTTAAAAGAGATATCAAAAGACACACCAATCGTAATTTTTATTGATGAATTAGACAGATGTAAACCCAATTTTGCGATATCAATATTAGAGAATATAAAACACGTATTTGATGTTGACAACGTTGATTTCGTTTTGGTTACAAATACTCAACAGTTACAGGCTTCAATAAACCATATATATGGGAAATCAGTTGATGCAAAACGTTATCTAGATAAATTTATAAGATTTTCATTCATTCTCTCTGACTATTACAAATCAGATGGATATACAAACGAATATACATCCTCACAACATTGGAAACACTGTAAGAGCAGCTCAAAAATATTAGATAAACTAGATAATGATGTCTCAAAGTTTATAATTGAATTGATTGAAAATAGTAAGTTATCCCTTAGAGAAGTAGAAACATTTTCTAGATACGTAGAACTTTACCAAACATTATCCGACAAACCAATCGCAGAAAGAAATATATTCGGTTACTCAATATATAAGATATTAGCGATTTATCTCTATTGTTTTTATAAAAATGTGGCTCAAGACTTGGCTAGAGAAATAGTAGATCCTGATGTGGTTTCTAAGGCACTATCCATTAATAAATTAGATTACATTATTCGTGACTTCAAATACCCTAGTCATATATCTTTAGCATTCTACGGGATAATTCAGGAATATATAAGCTCTTCAGAAATATTCCCTCCACCAAGCCCTGAACAAAAGAAAGCGTGGGATGAAATGCTAGCAGGTTATTTCTACGGTGGAGCGTTGTATGGACGCCAACAAAGCGTAATTAGCATAATGGCTCAAGCTATAGAGGTTATGCAATTAAAGTAACATAATACAGAGTTATGTATGTATTTATAGTAAACAAACATTGACCACTGTCTATTCATACAGTTAAATACTCCCTTATTTTCCAAGGGGGTTCTCAATGTCAGTACGCAAGCAACCAACAGGCCAATGGTTATGTGAGTGCTACCCGGCTGGCCGTACAGGTCGCCGGGTGAGAAAAATGTTTGCGACGAAAGGTGAAGCCTTAGCATTTGAACGTTACACCATGGATCAGGTGAACAATAAGCCTTGGTTGGGAGATGCACCAGACCGCCGCACGTTAAGCGAGATTGCCGAACTTTGGTACAACCTGCATGGTCGTTCTCTGGAAGCCGGTGAAAAAATTTATAAAAAACTAGAATTGATAGTTGCAGCACTGGGTAATCCCCCTGCTCATAGTTTGAGTGGCAAAGATTTTGCTCACTATCGCTCTAAGCGTTTGTCTGGCGAGATTTACTTCTCTGAAAAATGGAAGAAAGGCGCAAAACCGGTAACCGTGAATCTGGAACAAAGTTTTTTGAGCGGTATGTTTAGTGAGTTGGCCAGATTAGGTGAATGGAACTTACCGAACCCATTAGACAATCTGCGTAAGTACGCCGTGGCAGAAAAAGAAATGGCATGGCTCACTCATGAGCAGATTAAAACGCTATTGGCCGCATGTAGTTCTGGCCGGGCAGATTTGCCGATGGTGGTAAAAGTTTGTCTCAGTACCGGGGCGCGATGGAATGAAGCGGAGAAACTCACCCGCTCGCAGGTCAGCCCGCACAAAATTACCTTTGTCAGAACAAAAGGTAAAAAGAACCGCAGTGTGCCAATCAGCAAAGAACTTCATGACGAGTTAGTCGCGTTAGAGGGAGACCGTCTGTTCAGTGAATGTTATTTCCGCTTTATGGCAGCAATCAACACCACAGACATTAAATTACCTACTGGCCAACTCACGCACGTTTTGCGCCATACCTTTGCCGCTCACTTTATGATGTCCGGGGGCAACATTCTGGTATTGCAGCGCATCCTTGGCCACAGTGATATTCAGATGACAATGCGTTATGCTCACTTCGCGCCAGAGCACCTAGAAACCGCTGTACAGTTCAACCCGCTAACCACCATGAGCACTGGCGGCAAAGTGGCGGCGGAGGTTACCCTTCCCTAG